CTCATCGCCATCGGCGGACCAGCATGCTGGTCCGTCGACGTGTGTACTTACTGACTGAGAAGGACAAAACGGGCTCTAAAACCCGACTTGTCCACAGTTCTTCCACCCATGGTAAAGGATCGGTTGCTCCCGTTTCAGCAAAGAAACGAAGGAGCATCGACCACCCATCCATGGTTTTAGATATGGAAGGAGACTTAATATCATAGACGTAATACTCAAGCTTCTGAAGCTTAAGGTTATTCCGCCTACGTTTCGGTCTCTTATCGTCATCTACTACGCGAAGACTTGGGCATGTTAAATACATGCTCTCATCTGGGATTGTACCGTAAACACGGTGTAGTCTCTCTACGATTTCATCGTAGACAGTGAAGTAGCGTTTATCGTAAAACTGATTCGCATATGCGATCCAGCTACAATAAACGTCAGCGCTGCGAGAGGATGACCAAACTGTCCTTAAGCGGACAGGAGTGACGTCGTAGCCGTTGAAGGCTTCGGCGCCACAGGACTCGCGAAAGAGTCCTTTGGTGCAACTCTTATCCTGGTTTATCTTTAAACCAAAGGATTCGAGCTGTTCCATAGCGTTCACCGCGTAAGCGGTTGGAACTATGACATCGTCTCCGTACACAAGGATACTAGTTTTAGTATCTGTGTCAGGTGCTGCGGCCCTGAGAATAGCCCATATGGTAAGCGCCATGATAGGGAAGCATAAACAACTTCCCATTGGTGCAAACTTCTGGAGTTTTAAACACTCTCCGGATGGCAACACAGTAGACGAACTCCTACATGCAAACAAGAAAGGTAAAAGCCTTTCAGGAAACAGTAGGCGTACTAACTCAACAGATACACGATCACTGGCCTCATTGAGGTCAAGGGTCGCGTATTCCCCCGTGAAAGAGCCAAGATAGGCCATTCCACGGTTGAAACGTTGAGATGTAAAGTTCACAGCTCCTCGAGTGAGGGGGTGTGACTCTACTAACTTAACAATGGCTGCGCCTAAGCCTTGCTGAACCCATTGATAATCAACAGGTTCGCAGGAGATTAGACGCGGCCCGCGGGAGTCCTTCGGGACTAGGATTACCCTAGCCGGCAGGTCTCTGTCCGTCAGTGCACCAAAGCACTTATAGGCATCACAGACATGTCCTAACGACGCGTAGAAATATTCGTCGAGAGGATATTGCTCAGTGATCTTCGCCGAGATATTCTTCCATTGGTACTTCTCCCAAAGTTGTTGCTTGGTTGCAACAGCCCCAGGACCGTGCCGTGGTCGAATATCTTTCGGGTCAAAAGTGGAGAAAAGCTTTTCTAA